TGAATCATTACCTAATTTACGAGGTTTAGATAAAAATAGTAATGAATTATATGGTGCAATTCCATTTTCACAACTTATTTTAAATTTTGATTACGAAGTTTTATAATTCCATCATCATAATTATTATATTGTTTCTTGATTATTATGTGAGCAAGGAAGAGACAAGCATTTTTTTGATTCATCATTATTGGAATTATCTAATCTTATATTTGATTCTGGTATATTATACTGTTTGGCTTCATCAACAACTATCTCTATAATGATGTCAGATAAAGTAGTTTTAATTTTTGTTAAACCCATTGATTCTTCAACTTCTTTTCTTATAAATGGTGGAATCTCTAAATCATACTTTAACAAATCCAAATACGTTAATTTGTATTTTTCAATTAACTTTGATGCATTTTGACGTAACTTAACAGGAAGCTGCAACTCTGATGCAATCAGCGTACTAAAAGAGATCCATTCTTGTTTAATTTTTATAAATTGCTCCAGCTTCTCTTGTATTTGAAATACTTTTATATAGCCCGTTGAATAAGTAATCAAAAAGCTCATTCCGGTAAATAAAATATTTAATGCAAAAGAAAATAAATCATTTGAATTAGTATTATTTATTCGGACTGCGCTTATTGTGCCGGATGATGTTGATAATACAAGTCCTATAATGATATTTCTGCGAATAATTCCTCTAAAATATGATATTGTTTTATCTAATATTTTCATATTTAATGCGGCAATTGAGACCCATTCAATGAGCGTTTCAACATTTGATTTGGTCCATTCACCTTCTGAAATATCCAATGAATTAATAATATTATCTGGCATTTTTTTTATAATAGTATTATTTATAATTATAAAATCTTTATGTTAAAGTTAAAATAGTGCCTTTTTAATTTTTTTTTATTAAATTAATAAAAAAAAAATACTCTCGTTGGGATTTGAACCCAAGACCTTCAGCTCATAAGACGGAAGCTCTAACCAACTGAGCTACGAGAGCATATAAACATATATTATTATCTCTTTAAGTAGTTTTATTTAGATTATTTTTATTTAATTTAGATAATTATTAATAATAGAATTACCTAATAATAAAGTATAAAAATCCTAATGAGGAGGAGTTAATCCCCAAAAATTGGCGGGCATGTTATTCGTTTTAGGATAAGCCGAATCGCATAATATTTGAAATTGAGTTCGAACCGGCAATTTATCATTCTTATAAAAAAGAGGTCCCTCATTCCAGTTTCTTTGGATAGGCCATGTAAGTGTTCTATATGGAATACCTTCTCCTAAATTAATTGTAATCATTTCACTTACCAATTCATTATTTGAATCATATACTTCAATATTTACTTGAGGAGGAATATAAACATTCCCCATATTATCATAATAACTATTTGGATAGTTTAATCTAAATTTGAAAGAGCCATTCTTAATTTCTACAAATCCTTTATTAGGACTATTTTCAAAAGCGATCATTTTAGTAGGATATGGCATACCACTTCCAGAAAAATCACTTCCATAAGTTGGAGGGGCAGCTGCCCAGTATTTCAAATTTAATTGTTTGATTCTTGACATAAGTAACAAATTTCCCGTTAAAACTCCTTTTATTTCAAAAAAATTATCTAATTGATTTACTTTAAAATCAATTGAAAAATTTGATGGTAATTCATCTTTCCATTTAGGACACATTTTCTCTTCATGCATTTTAAAAATAGCTGGTGAATTTGGATCATTAAAATTTATTCCTGCAAATGAATTATCTGCCATTTATATATATATATTATATAAATTATATATATTTTTTTATTAAATTTTATTTTTATTACTTATAAAAGTTTTAACAGTTTCATTTTTATTTTCATTAAAAATATCTATAATTTCATTTTTTTTCTTCCTATTAGATTCATTTAAATTAATAAATTGAATTTTAATATCCCTGATACATCTTCTTATAATTGATTCATCTACAAAATATTTGGCATTACTAATTTCTTCAATTAAATCAAAAAGTTGATCTTTTAATTTTATTACAATTTCATCTAACATTAAATCTTTGTCTCTTATAAAAAAATCATTTTTCTCTTTATTATAGACATATGAAATATTAGAATTTTTATCAATAACAATATTATGATTTTCATTATTTAATAAAATTTCTTTTAAAAGATTAGCAAATTTATTTTTAGATACAAAAATAATTTGCTTAACAATCGTACTTATATGATTTGTATTCCATTTTTCATTATAATCATTTAATTTTAAATTTAATTGCTTCTCTTTCAAAGTTGTTTCTATAACATTTATAGATGGTAATGGCATTGGCATTGGCATTTCTTCTATTTTGCAATTTTTATTTAAATGATAGTTTAAGCTTTTTTGACATGAAAAATATTTATGACAATTAATACATTGAAATTCTGTTATTTTATCTGGCTCATAAACTGGTTTTAAAGATTCAATATTATTTTCTTCATCACTTATACTATAATTTTCAAAACAACTTGGAATACATTTTTTCTTTTTATTTAAATGTTTAGATATTGTGCTACTTTTATTAGTTTTAAAATTGTATCTTTTACATATGTAGTGCAGTGTCTTTATAGATAATTAATATTTATATTTTAAATAATAATTTTTTTGATTATTTTTTTATAAAAAAAATTGATTTTTTAACTATAATATCAATTACCATTATCTGTAATAAACATTAAAATATGAATAAGGAAAAAAGAGTATTAGTCAAGGCTTTGGCCAAATATTATTATTTAATAAAATTACATAAAATCCAAAATGGACAAAAAAAACTAAGCAACTATGATTTTTCTTTATATTTTCCAAATGTTATTGTAAATTTAATTTTTCAATATTTAGATATTGTAAGTTTTACTAAAATAAGCTTATGTAATAAATTAATTCTAAAATTATGTTCTATTATTGCTAAAACTGTTTTTGAAAAACTAGATAAGATCTATTATTCAAATAAATTTTTTAATAATAATAATAATGATGAATCTAAAATAAATAATTATTTTAAACATATTTACAATATGATAAAAGATGTTGATGAAATACATTTAACAGGTGGATATGATAATGATTCTTGTACTATAATAAATTCTGTTTTTAGAATATTATTGCACAAAGATGGGAAAATCGAATTTAGAAAAGGATTTCCACTATTAGAAGAGCGAATGAATCACTCTGTTCTCTATGATAAAGGAAATATTATTTCCATCAGTTCAAATTATTTTTCTGGTTGTGGAAGTATTGAATATTTTGATAATATAGCACAAGAAAGTACTTTATTAGAAAAAATAATTCCTGATAAAATGCATAATATATGTGCCTCTTTTTTAGAAAATCAAATTTTCTTATTTGGTGGAGCAATTCCTTACGAATATGGATGGGTTTATACAGATAAAATTTATGTATTGGATTCTAATCATAATTGGACTCATTATTCTCAATTAAATATTGTAAGAATTAGTGCGGCTTCTATAGTTTTAGATGGATTATTTTATATATGTGGAGGATATAGTTTTTCAAATAGCCCACTTGAAAGTGTTGAGGTATTTGATCCAAAAACCAAAACTTCTATAATTGAAACAATGACAAAACAGCGAATAAAATGTAGCTTATTTATATATGATGGTGAAATTTATGCTGTTGGAGGTGATGTTTCTAAGGAATCTATTTCTATTGAAAAAAGAAATAAAACAACTCAATTATGGGAATTGGTATCAATTTTAGAAGTTGATCGATATTTATGTGCATCAGTTTTAGTTGATTCAAAAATTTATTTTTTCGGTGGTGGATATGATGAAAGCTTGAATAATCGTTCTACATTTGATGTATATGATATAAAAACTGATTTATGGACACTACGAAATCAATGTATGCCTTTTCAAATTTATGGAAGTTCATCTATTTTAATAAATAATCCTGAATTGAAGCATAAAACATGGAGTGATTTTATGGATTTTTATTGAAAAAATTGATTTATAAAATTTATATATAAAAGGTCTTGTTAAAAATTCAATAATACAAAACATGAATTCATTTAATTTATATAATTTACATAAAGTTAGTGGAATCTTTAATATAAGCTGCTCTGATGAAGAATTCGATTTTAATATAAATGATTTACATGATGATACAAAGGCAGTTTTTTTAAATTATATTAAAGAAACCTTTTGGGAGAGAGATTTGGCACTTGTTATTGATTCAAAATTAGAAAAAATAGATAATGTAAATATTATGAAATATGGTATTAAAGTAAATGCAACTATAAGTTCTTCTGAAACCGATGAAGAGATAAAATCTTATATAGAAGCTATTGATGAGAAATCCATTTGGCAAACTATTTTACAACCTAATAAATCTGGAAATGAAAAATATTATGTTTATGATGAAAATACTCATAAATCGTTTCATTTTTGTTATATTACTGATATATTTGTTGAGGAAAATGAATAAATATAATTAAATAATATAATTTAATAATATAAAAAATTAGTAATATTTAAGACCCATTAAACCATTATAATTTTTAATAAAATTATCTGCACTATCACCATTTTCTAAGCTTTTTATAAAATAAACTGTAAAATTGAAACATTCAGGCTCTATGCACAATTTTAATTTTTCATATTTATGCTCTTCAATAAATAACTCTTTTACAATATAAGATTCTATTGCCTCTTTTATCTCAATTTTCAATTTTCCAAAAATATATAGATCCAAATTTGTATTACTATTATTTAGATCATTCAATCTTTTAGCTAAAATTTCATTATTTTTAACATACATCTCTTTTTCAAATTCTTGATAAATCTCTTCTTTTGTTAAAATTTTGTCATGAATAATGATACATTTTTTAGGAATGGGATTTAATTTTGTCAAAATAGGAGATTTTCCATAAATAATAATAAGCTCTTTATACTCATTATTTTTGCGTATAATTTCAATATATTCTAATATTTTACTTTCAGAAACTGTTTTTGAAGAGTCTAATATTTTCTCTTTATTTTTATTAGATTTTCCAATAGAAATATCATTAGACAACTTAATACTATAAATAAAATTAAAATTATAAAAAAAATCTAAAATGTAATCAATGCAAAAAAAAGTATCAGTTTTAACAAATATTTTTGGCAAATTGTACTCTTTTGCAGTTTTAATTTCAGAGGTAGTTAATTTATATTCTATCATTGATTCTGAAAGTAAAAATATTGAACTTATATTTTTTTCAAGATCCATTTCGGAGGAAATTACATTAATGAAATTATAGAGCCTATTATTGATTTTATTTTTTTTAAATGGATTGGTTATTTTTTGAGCTTTAGAGAGTTCATTTTCAAAATAGGTGATAATTTCAGGTATTTTTTTATCATAAATAATAATTGTTATCAATGTTTCATGATTCTCATTAACACTCTGATATTTTTGTAATATATTCATTAAATAATTTATTTTTATATCTTTATATATATTATAGAATGTCAAAACCAGGTCGCCATTCTTGTCCAGCTACACATAATGGACTTAATTGCTCATTTAAGGGTAGTTTTCAAACAGTAACTGGAAAATGTACAAATACAAATGAGCATAATGATAGTATTGTTACAGTCTCCTTTTTATCAAATAATCAAAAAAATTATGCAAGAGTAAAGAATGACGGCGGACAAAATAATGATTGTTGTACTCAAATAACTTGTTATTTAAAAAATAAAATTGCAAGTAACGATTTTTTACATCAATCAAAATTAGAATTTGTTTCGCTAAAAGGTATTCAACCAATTCCTTATCCAATTAAATTTAATTATAGAATTAATAGAGGATTAATATCAATCTCTTCATCTGAAAATGTACAATTTAATCAAATATATAATAATGGAACTTTATATACTATTTTATCAGAAGGAACATTATATTCGACCAATATACCATGTTCTTTAATAATTTACAGAAAAAATTTGGCACAATTTTTAAATATAAATACTTTTACAACATTAGGGACAACATATTTTATAAATAAAAATAGTGAAAATTTTAAGAGTTTAAATGTATTATGGAAAAAAAAGATTGGTTTTAATAGTAATGATTATAATTTTTATGAAATAGAATATTATTATGATTATTATGTATCATCAAATAGTTATGCATTAGATTGTATTAGAATATGCTCAATTAAAGTATTTATTTGGAATTTAATACATAATTTAGCCAAACAATATAATATTGAAATTAATTTTGAATTTTATGAAACTTTTTATACATGTATTTTTGAAAATTTAAATGGAACAAAACCTATTTTAGCAGAACAAGTAAATATATATTTTAATAAATATCATGAGAATTTTATGCCTAATGAGCCCTATAATAGTATTATTGAAAAATGGAGTACTGTAATTAATACAGAAAAAGATCTTATTAATCAATAAATATTTAAACAAGCATCTTTTATTCTTAATTTAGAGCAATTAGAAGCACAAGATTATAAAACTCTTTTTAGTTATTTTGACTATCAAACTGTTAAATTCCGCTTTTTAGATTGTTTATCTGTTAATAAACCAGATCCTGCACAATCTTCATCTAAAAAAGTACCTACTAAAGAAGTATGTTCGGGAAATTCATCATCAGTTTCAAAATCGATTCCTTCTAATAAATCATTATTAATAAATGATAATAATAAAATAAATTTAAAATTAGAAGAATCAGAACCATTATTTGTAATGTATTATGCCAATTGGTGCGGTCATTGTAAAATATTTAAACCCGAATTTGAAAAACTGGGAAATAATTATAAAGATAAAATAAAAATAATGAGTATTAATCCTAAAGATGTGAGTGATGAGAATTATATTAAAAATCAAAAAATAACTGGTTTCCCAGAACTTAGATATTATCATTGTGGATTAAATGGAGAATATGAAAAATATAAAGGATTAAGAAATATTGATTCAATAAAATTGTATTTGAAAGATAAAATAGAAGTGAGTGATAAATAATATTTTTTTATTTGTTAAAATATTTATGTATTTATTTAATAATAATTACTTTATTATTAAATAAAATAAATTTTTTATTTATGATTTATAGTTAATTATTTATTTTTATCTTCCACCTCCATAAAAAGGCTCGGGAACATAAACATTTTGGCTAGCTTCATTAAAAGCTCCTTCTGCTTTTACATAGGAATCTTGAAATCTTTCCCTTGGCATAAATTGCTCGGGAACATAAACATTATCACTTGATTCTTTAAAAGCTACTTCGGCAGTTACATATGGACCTTGAAAATTTTCTCTTGATTTAAAAGGCTCGGGAACATAAACATTTTGGGCTGTAGCATCATAAGCTAATTGACTAGTGAGACTTGATTGACCATTAATATTATAGCCTTGTAAATTCATTCCATTTGGTGTGAATTTCTCAACATTTTGTGAAACAACTCTATTATTTAATCCTATACCATTAGCATTTGTCATTGAACATGATCCATAAGAAGTATTCCATGTGCATGTATTTTGAAAAGGGACTTCAACATAATTGCATGAATCACAGCCAACTTTTTCTTTAGTATATGCATTATTTACCTCCATAATTTTAGTTGCATTATTTGTAAGAAATTGCCTATAATCAAAACTGGTCATAGTATTATTGCTATATCTTATCATATCATTTACCGATGAACTTGATCTATAATCTGTAAAAGCTCGTCCATCATCCATTCGAGCTGGGCAATCAAAATATTTATTGTTTGAAGTTTTATCACAATTACTCATAATAATATATATATTATGAATATTTTTTTTTAAATAAATAATTTTATATCAAA